ACTGTTTACTGCCTGATCAGCTGCAGTTTCGCTAATAAGCGGCTGCTCGAAATCCCAGAGCCAGGACCGCTGAGGGAGCGGATCATTACCGGTTGAGCTGTCCTTAACAGTTTTCAGAATGCAGTTGTTGTAGATGATGGACGGCGTGGCCACGATGTAAGTCCCGCCCAGGTTGGCATGCGCCTGAAGCACCGCCTGCAGCGCGCTCAGCGTTACCAGCTTGGTCATGGCGCCGGTATTCTCGTTCACTGGCGCGTCCATCATCAGACTGACCCTCAACGGCTGGGCCAGAAGCGCGTTTGCCGCGACAGTCTGGTTAGCGAACGGATAGCGAGCGATGTCATAGTCAACCATCGTTGCGCCCTGAACAGGCCGCCAGTGACAGAAATATTTGTCCAGATCGGTAAGGTTGATTGCCCCGCCGATCAGCCCGGTTACAAAGCTGGCGCTCTGGGTTAGTGCCACTATGGGCAGCATTCCGCCTGGGATAGCCTCCGCAACTCCATTGCAGAGGATAACCGGGGATATTTCGAAGCCAAGCCGGTATAGCTCGCGAGTAAATGCCATTATCATCGAACTCCGAGTTGAGAACTGGAAACAACGGCATTACCGCCAGTGTTGTTGTAAACGACCATTCCAGAGCCGTTCCCAGTAAGTCCTCTGTCAACAATCTGTTGCAGTAGTTGGTTGGTCTTGTTCGTGTTTTTGGCAACCTCTGAATTGTCGCTGCCGTTTTCTATTGCCGGGTTTTTCTGAGAACCATACATTGCTTCATATTGCTCTCTTACTCGCCCAGGGTAGGCGACATTCTCAGCGCTTCCACGACGTATCCCTCCGTTGTAATAACGAAGCGCCTCGTCAAAATCACCGCCAGACTGTTGCATGGCCCACGAGAAAACGCGTGCTCCTGCCATAATGTTATCGCGAGGATCAAATGGCTTTTCTCCATCCCTGAAGTTAGAAGGCATAACCTGCATTAAACCTTTAGCTCCAGCGCTGGAGACAGCATTCTGGTCCCATGAGGATTCTGCTGCGGCTATGGACTTCAGCCACTTTGGATCAACGTTGTATTTTTTTGCCGCCTCTTCGAAATATTGGTCATACGGTTTCGATTTTTGCTGTGCTTCATATCGCCTGTATCTATCGTTCATGTTCTCCGAAGGAGACTTGGACGGATCGTCGGCCAAAGGCGCCTCTCCACCCATGAATTCACTCACGCTAGTTTTACCAGTGAATAGGTCAATTACTCTACCTATCGACTGTCCTAGCCTGCGCAGGCCATCCATAAAATCATCAACATCTTTGGTGAACTCTGGCGATGCGAGGTATTTCCCGAAGCGCTCTATGCCCCCCGCCAGCCCGTCAATCCACTTACCGAGTTCTGGCGATTGCAGCACCGTATCAATGGCACCAGCAAGCGCATCAGAAAGCTTGCTCAGTTGCGGGGTTAACGGACCGAGCCCGCGCACAAACGTATTACGGATGCTCTGCCCGCTGTAATCCAACTGGACGTTGAAATCCTGCCACTGCCGCGCCTGCTGATCGGTGATCTGCAGTAACTTCGCATCCTTCTGCGCCCGGCGCTCCATCGCATCGATTTCTTCATCGCTCATGTTTTTAAAGCGATTCAGGTCATCCAGGCTGAAGAAATTCGTCAGGCCGTAGGCATTTGCACCCTGCAGGGTGCTTCCGTTTTTGACAAAGATGTCTCGCGCATTGCGAATCATCTGCGGCAGGAGTTTGGCCGGGTCCTGATCAGGGTTGTTGATGCCCATAGCCTGGAATGTCCAGCGCTTTGACAGATCCATCTGGCTATCACGGATAGCTCCCAGCGTCCCTGTCGGGTTGCCGAGTGCTTTCTGGTAGTTAATGGCTGTCGAGTCCAGCGCGCCGATACTCGTCCCGATCCCGAGAGAGGTGAATCGCTGGGAGCCGGTTGTGGCCGCCAGGCGGTTGAGTCCGAAAAGACCGCCGACGCCCAGCACGCCAGTGAACAGGCCAACAATGCCACCCCACGACAGCAGGCTTGTTGTTGCATCCCTGATGTGCCCGGCCAGCGATTTCGCGTCCTTCGTTGCTTCACTCAAAAACCCTTTTGACGAGCGGGTTTTCTTGTTGAAGTCTTCCTGGCTTTTGTTCGCCCGGTCGAGGCTGTCGGTAAGCCGCTCAAGCCCGCTATTTATCGACAGAATCGCGCTTGCCCCCTCAGAAAAAGCTTTAGCCAGAAGGTCACCCTCTGTTTTTGCTTTCGCCGTCTCTTTGGTGGCATCCGTGGCGCCATGCGCCAGCCCGCGCCATGCTTCAGGAAGGTCCTCTAGTGCAGCCTGATATTCTTTAAACTTCTCCATAAATGACACAAATTTGTCGTCATTTACGTCAATATCGACAATAGACTTAGCCACCATTGAAGGAACCCCTGTCTTTTAGCGCGGAAATGATATAACGCTGGCGGTACTGCGCCGGGCTGGCGAACTCTTCGCCGGTGATTTCCCTGATTACCCGCCAGAATCCCTCATTTGACGCCCAGTCTAGGAGGGTATATATGACGTTTCCGGCTGGGCATTCTGGGTCTGGGTATCGGTAGGCGGATTCGACGTCAGCAACGAATCGCGGAACGCCGTAACGCTCGATGATACGAGTTGCCCACCGAACATGCCGATCACTGAGCCCACCGTCGGGGCGATCAGGTGGGCTTTCTGAATGGCAGAGGAAACCATAAAAAAAACCACCTCACCTTCAACTTCGCGGTATTCGTCAGGAGAGATAATCCCCTGCTTCATCGCGGCGTCAAATGATGCAGTTTTCCAGGTTCCGCCGTCATTCCAGACCACAGATGTAAGGCGCTGGATCTCGTCAACGATATTTGGCCCGTGCTGCCCGTTATCAGCATTGAGCTCCTGCTCGCGCTGGAGCTTTTTACGGAGCATCATTGCGGCGACTCGCGCCGCACCCAGACCACCGACCTGCGAGATGAAGTTGGTAAAGAGGTTGCCCAGCAGCAGGCAGTGCTCTTCCACCACCTCATACGGGAACGGGGTCACATGCAGGTACACGATTGACCCGTCTTCCCGGGTGATGTTTGTTACCAGGTTGAGCTTTTTGTCAATTTTCACAATCAGACCCACATGTTGTCGTTAGCCAGGATATAGCCGCTGATGGTCACCACGTACCCAGCATCCATACCGGTAAACGGCAGTTCGTTGAAGTTCACCAGATAAGCGTTAAGCACGGTGAAATTGCTCAGCGTGTTCGCGTCCGGGGTGATTACAACCTCGCCCAGTGCCGTATCGGTGGCGAAGCGGTTTTTGTAGCTGTCGCTTAGGCCTTGCGTGCGCAGCAGATGGACGGTGACGGTCACCTGCTGATATGGTGCCTGGCTGCCTACTGTGCCGGTCAGCGTCGGGATAATGTCCGTCGCCGGGCCATCAGGACGCATGCTGATGGCGTCCTTGCCAAGGTAAGAGGCGGTGATGTTCAGCGCGGGCACGTCAGTTACCGACACGGCGCCGCGTACACGATTGAGGAATCCCTGCGGTACTAATGGGTTTGCCATTTTTTACGCCCCTACAAAGTTGGTTACGTTCACGTTAAACGTGATGGATTCGAAGCCGCGGCGCGGCGTCATTACGGCACTCAGGCCGTTATATTTGCCATCGGCGTAATCTGACGGGTTCAGACTGGTGTAATTCGCGAACGGCACGGCGTTGATCACCGCGTTCCCGGCATACGTGCCTTTCTCGTACTCGGTGTTGAAATCCTGCTGCGTCAGTCCGGTGCCAATTACACGACCCAGGATCAGGCCGTAACTGACACCATTGCGCATGGTTTTCAGTGCACGTCGCTGCAGGCGGTCGATGCCGTTCTGCTCGTAGTACAGCGGGTTAACTGTGGTGTTTGACCCGTTGATGATTTCGTTGGCCAGGTCGAGCTCGAGGTTGATTGCAGTCCAGGCCACGGCATACCAGTAGTTGAACGGATTGCCGTCCAGCATGTGGCCTGCCACCAGCATTTTGTTGCTCAGTCCGCCTTCTGCGGCAGTGCCGACGTAGTTGATGCTGTTGTCCTGCAACGCTTTCAACAGCGCGCCGTTGCCCTCTACAGGATATTCCGTTACGCCGTAGCCGAACCGGTACGCCATTGGCGGAACCATGTTCGAAGAGCCAGGATCGTTTGCCAGAGATGACTGGAACGGGAACGCCATGGAAAACTCACCAGCAGGGATATTTGGCGATTCCACACCTGCACACACAGATTTGTTCTTGGTGGCGACCCAGTCCGGATAAGTGGCGGTCGTAGTGGTGATGAAGAAATACACCAGTGACGCCGGGCTGGTATACAGACCTGTCAGGGTTTTAAACGTCGTTTCGCCATCCCATTCGCGCGGCACCAGGTACGAGAAGAATTTCTGGTAGGTGTTTCCCAGAGAGATATCCTCATCGATGAAGTCGGCCAGTGCAGCCACAGCAGCAGCAACAGACACATCACCCAGCTCCAGCACATAGACCGCGCGGGTGGTTCCCTGGGACCAGAAAGTGGTGTTCATCTCGATGATTTCGTTTGCCGCCACTGTTTTCACAGCACCCATGACTGTTGCTGTGCCAGGGTCTGTCGCCAGCGGATAAGTGAAGGCGGTGGAAGTGGTTACAGTGGCGGTCACGGCGCGGTTGTACGCTGCTGGAGTAACGCCAGAGACTTCCAGCGGGATAGTGTCTCCAACATTCCAGCCATGCGCTGCCGAGAGGGTCACCGTGACCACGCCGGTTGCCCAGGTGATAGTTGAAATAGTTTTAGCCGGTGAGGTGATATCCTTCAGATCGTCTTTCGTCGTCAGTAGCTGATACTCACCTGCAGCCAGGGTTGTTCCGCCCATGGAGATCATCGCGCCGGATTTGAGCAGCTGAGAGGGCTTCGGTGGGTTGGTCACCGAGACGTTAATGTTAACAATTGCCATTTATTTATTTCTCCGGGTAAATGGACGGAATCGCTGACGTGATCAGCCTGCGCGCGACGTTCCGCATGCGCTGCTGGTAATAGTTGACTTTGAACTTTATGGTTTTTCGCATGGCGATGATGTTCAGCTCGTTCTGCGTGACGCGCTCGTCCTGAACGACCGGGATATTCATCACGCCCATTTCCGCGTCATCGCCGAGCGTGTACTGCTGTACGTACCTCAGGAAATCTTCAACCCCGGCATTGCGCAGGCCAGTGATGGAGATCGTCACATCCTCGGAAACCAGCTGATACTGGTTCTGCTGCTCATCGAGGTAAAAGCTCCCGGCAATCGGCGCGGTGTTGCTGCACTTCACCGTTGCATACGGCGGAGACAGGTTCTGCGTCGACAGCATGGCCGGAAACATCGGCATGTACTGACTCAGCGTCAGCCATACCGGCAATGAACTCGAAACCACCACATCAGCCAGATCTATGTCATCTGCAGAGTTGATGATCTGCGAACGCATGTAGGGGAATATTGCCTCCCCGGTGTAGTGGTAGAGGTTGGCCGGTTCGTTCAGCCCGGTGCGCCGGGAGAAGGAAAACTGGAGGCCAAAGAACTCGCCGATATACAGGACATCAGATCCGATATCGTTGAACGGGTCGATATCCGCCTGCGCGGTAAACGTTACGACGTTCCGGTCGTAGAGTTGCTCATCGTCCTGTATGGTTTCGGTCGTCAGGTGCAGATAGCCCTTAACGTTCACCGTATCGGGCTCGCTGTTCGGGTCGTCCGACAAAACAGACGCTTTCACCCAGAAGACGAAACCATCGAGGGGCAGCACCTTGCGGATATACTTCGTGAACGTGACCACCTGAAAGCGACTCAGGTCATCAAGACCCTGCGTCAGCGTGGCGTTAAGCTCGGTTTTTGCAGTTTGCTGCAACTCATCCAGGGAAGGCATTTAGCACCCCGCTTACCCAGGCGCGCATCGCGGCCTGATAGGTTCCGGTATCGATGAATGACGGGCGCGGAGGCCCCTTTTTGTTCTTGAATCGCCGGGAGATGCCGTCCAGCGCGCGGCGCGTAGGTACGCCAGGCAATCCGTTCATTTCGGTGTTGTCGAGGAAGGCAACAAACAGGTCATGGATTCGTGACATCGACTCTGCCAGAGGGTCTTTCGCTGGCGGCGCGCCGGCCATCATATTCTCAAGCGACGCGGCCAGGTCGTTCGCCATCAGATCAGCGATGTCGTTGCTGTACCTGTCGAAAAACGTCTGCATGATCTGGTACTTTTCCTCCAGATACTCGGCGACGTCTCCGGTCGTGGTGTTCTCGTCCTCATACGGGACATCAATCACCCCCAGGTGGAAGGTGATCATGACAGGCCCCACAGGCTGCCGAACTGCTGGGCAATCATCAGGTACCGGCGGCCCCATGGGTCCTGAAGCATCTGCAGGTCAGCCAGTGACAGGTCTTTGAAGAAGTCCGGCACCAGGCGCTGAGCGCTGGTCGAGTTATCCCCGGCACCAGTAATCACGCCAGCCTTGAAATCGTTCAGTCCATACGTTTTCCTGAACTCGGCGAATACCGATTCCGTGCCATAGTTGACCAGGAAAGACGCGCCCAGGTTGTACACGGCAACGGTGTACAGGTTCGGCGTGACGCACGCGATATCAGGGTTTACCCACTCAACCGCGCCGCCATACGCCAGGGTGAAAGACGGCGAGTCGTCGGGAACCTGCGCGGCGGTAACGCCCATGTCAGTTCGAACGAATTCGATGAATCCCGACAGGCTCGTTGTCATTTTTTCTTGCTCCCGGATTTTTCAGTCACGATTGTTTCGTTAACCGTTGGGGTGTCTTCGCTGTCTTCGCGGCCTTTCGCCTGCTCAGCGCTGACTTCCATCTCACCGGAATAGCCGGTACCGCTGTCACGAAGAGCGCTATCCAGAGCCGCTACGGATGCCTGGCGGCGGCCGTGGGCGCCACGGGTCAGGTGAATATCGTTATCGCGGATTGCCTTTTCGATCACCGATGCTGACACAGGCTTGTTCAGGCTGTAGCACAGGCCGACAAACGCCTGGCTCTGGTCGATTTTTGTCGAGTCAACCAGACCATAAACCTGATGGTGCTGCACCACCGCTTCAATCTCTTCAGTTGTGCCATCCAGTACCATCATCTGGTCGCCGTGGTTAATCGGGATCTGAATAAGGCGGCCGGTCTCCAGCTTGCGATAGGCGAAAATCTGGCGCTGCTTGGTGGTGTTAGCGATATAGAGTTTCATTGGTTACCCTCGTAAAAAAGCCCCTGCTGAGTCTCCCCGGCAGAGGCTTAACCACTTCAAAGAATGGATCAGGCGCTGTACGCCATGGACAGGATGGTGATTGCTTCCGGACGTACTGCCCAGCCTGCGGTAGAACGCATTTCGGACAGAACATCGATGGCGCCACCAGCAATCGGCGTCGGGATTTCACGCGGCGCGGCCATGTCGGTAAACATCAGCGCGTTCGCGGCAAGAGACGGGGTCAGCTTGGCGAATTCGTTGGTGTTCACAGTCGAGTTGACCATTGGCACTTCGACCTCAGGGATGGTGATTACCACCGCGTCGGTACCGCCAGCGCCAGCGCCGATCAGGGTGTCGTCATACACCCAGTCAACCTGGACGTTTGCGCCTTTCAGCACTTCTTTCACCGTGCCGCCGACGGTGTCAGTACCACCACCAGGACGCTGGTAAGAAGTCAGCTGAACGATCTGCTGAATCTCCATGGCGCCGAGGACGCGCTGCGGCCCCAGGATAACGACACGCTGCTGGCGGCCCAGCTGCATGGTGCGGGTCAGTGCGGCCTGTACGTGGCCCAGCAGGTATACCGCCATCTGGCCGTGGTCATAGGTCAGCACGGTGGTGTTACCGTTGCTGTCCGGAGGCAGGGACTCGGTAGTCGCACCAGCGGTATTCAGCAGGCCTTCACCGCCAGCAGGGTTCATGCCGTACAGCAGAGCAGAACGCAGCTGCTGGAAAATGCCCTGACGCATGCCCAAACGCTGAGCTTCCGGTAGTGCAAAGTTCCAGTTACCGGCAGCGGCCATGTCATGGTGATCGTAGATACCACGGCAGCGGAACAGGTAGGTTGGGGTTGAAATCATCTTCGCATCCAGCGCCACGCTCGGCAGCTGGTTACCGTTACCGGACTGGCTGGAAGTGGTCTGGGTGCGAATATCCAGGCGGCGCATGTAGACGTACTGGTCGCCTACGCCGAGACGGACTTGTGGGTTACCGCTGGCGATGGTTTCAAACGCACCTGACGCCTGCTGATAACCAATGATCATCTCCGGCGCGATGTACGACGGATTGACGATGGTGTAGCTGGGGGTAATTGCAGCCATTTAATTCAGCTCCCGATTAAAGTAAGACCAGCGCGCAGCTGTCGGTGTTGTTCCAGGTCAGGAAACCCGTCGCGCTGTCATAGCTGACAGTCTTGGAGTTGCCTGATTCGATGGCGAGCACTTTTACCGGCAGCGTGATGTCGGAAAGCGTAACTGCGCCGATGGTGCCCTGCGTTGTTGCAGCGCCGCCTGGTGCAGTTGCCGGGGCATAGGTGAAGGTCGTTGTGTTCACGACTGAAAGCACGACCACAGTGCCGTTGTACGCAGCAGGAGCGACTCCGCTGATTTTCACGTACTGACCAGCAGTCAGGCCATGAGCTGAAGCGGTCACCGCTGTCGCCACACCATTGGCATAGGTCACTGCAGTTGTCGCAATATCAGAACCTGCGAAACCGGCCGCCGCCGCGGTGGTGATCTGGTTGTTCACGAAATCCCATGCCAGCGGAGTTTTCACTGAAGCGCCGGAGGTACCCAGCGCGACAACCTGCGCCGAAGCTTTCAGCGGAACGCGCATGTTGGAGCCCAGGCGGTAGTACGAAACGCTCATGCCTGATGCGTACAGCGGTACCGGAGACTGAGGAGTGGTCAGGCCGTTGTGAGCCTGATTGAAGACGGTGAAGCCTTCCAGTTCGGCAACAGACACAGCACGACGGATGTATGAACCGCGCGGGCTTGAGTTGGTCCCAGGCAGAAGTTCAGCAACCGGCAGACCGCCCCAAAGTGGTTTGGTTTCCGTTGCCGCCACGGTGCCCGCTGCCAGGTTGAAGCGGTTGGCCGGGTCATCCAGCGCCACGCCCTGAATATAACCGTCGGACTGCACACCGAAGGAGCCCAGCGCATTCGTGGTTGCCATCGGGTTAAGAGATAAGTTAGCCATGCTTGAGAGCTCCCGTTAAGCCTGGTTGTTAAAACTGGTGACCTGACGCTTGCCGGACTGGAACGGAGCCCAGGTGGCAGCGGGATCGCCTTCGAAGGTGCTGATCTGGCGACCGGTCGCATCAGCGCGTTTAATTTCGCGCAGCATACCAGGGCCAACAGACAGGCTTGCCGATTTCTGCGCGTCGGCGTAGATCGTCTTCTCGGCTACGCTCAGCAGGGCTGAGTCAGCGATGGAGGACAGGTCGACGGATTTGAAGTCAGGCGAATGCTCCTGCAGCTGGATCATCAGGCGGCGGCGATATGCCAGCGGCTTTTCACCAGACAGCGGAACCGGCGCGCGCTTTCCGAAGCAGGAGAACACGCTATCGGCCTTAACCTGTGCATCGGCGACTTCGTTGCGCTCTTCATCGCTCAACTCGGTTGGGATGCGGGAGCGCAGGTCGGCGATCTGCTGACGCAGTTCAGAATCAGCCTTTTCTTTCGCCATACGTTCTGCCTCTTCCGCGTCGGCCTTCTCTTTGGCTTCTGCGTCTGCTTTTTCTTTCGCGGCTTTCTCTTCCGCGTCAGCTTTGGCTTTTGCCTCTTCGGCCTCTTTTGCCTCAGCATCAGCCTTTTCTTTCTTGGCTGCTTCTTCGGCATCGGCCTTGGCTTTACGGTCTGCTTCTTCTGAGTCAGCCTTAGCCATGCGAGCATCCATACACTTATTGAATAGCTCTACGAATTTTTCCTCGTCCATCTTTTCAGCCTCGTTTGGAATGGAATCAGATTTAACACCAGTAGGGGCAAGGAGCTTGTCCCATACGCCCTGTTCACAAATTGCAACGTGGTCGAGCAGCTCGGGGGATGGCTCCACCAGTAGAGGCTGACCGTCGACATTGATTGATTGAGCTACCTCTGAGAACTTCACAGTTGGCGAGGTGCTTAATTGCCTTGTTGCCATAATTTCAGCAGCTTCGGCGTCGTACACGCGCGCAACAGCCCACACTTCGCCCTTATCGGCTACCCAAGCATTTGTCAGGGTGCCAATAACGCGCTTTGCGAACTCGTCGCTATCAAGTGTTCTTTTTTTGGGGTGAAGCCAGATAAGTGGTACACCGGCTACCCTCTGGAGAAATTCGGGGGTGAGATAATCGTCCGGGTTACGGAATGTCATCTCCTGATCTGCAGAGCGCCAGGTAACCCCCGTTCCGGTTACCCTGATGGCGAACATCCACATGTTGTAAAAATATTGCGGGCTGCTTAGCGTCCCGTCAGCGATGAGCGCGGCCACCTCGGTTTCATTGAGCGCCTGCTGCGCCAGCATCTCAGCGAAGGGCTGATGAAGCGGTTTGGGCAGATCGTCAATGTGAAACCATCCGGCGGCCAGCGATTCGTCGTTAAGTTTCGCCTCGAACCTCTCCGGCACTTCGGCGCGAAACGTCAGATAATCGCCGTATACGCTGTGCGGAGTGAGCGGGCCATCGTACTGATAACCCACCTCCTCCAGCACCTCACGGCGCGCGGCATCTATAGCCAGCTCGCCCGGCTCTACCGTGCCGCCAGGCGGGCACCAGGTACCATCATCCGAACGCTGGATCAGGAAGACGAACTTACCCTGACGGAACATTATCCCGCTGCCAAAAATAGCCACGTTTCAATGCTCCTATGCTGCTTTCTTCATCGACTCCATGAACTTCTGACCCTTCTGGGTCAGCATGTATTCAGGAATGCTTCGGAGGTTGTAGATGTAGGTCACGTAGCACTGACAAAAAACCTCTTCGCCAGGCTGAGTGATTTCGTCGAGGTAACCAGCTGGCCCGGCTTTCACGTACCCGTTTTTTTGCGCCCAGTTCCCGCGGATCAGGTAATAAAGCTGATCGCGTTCCTTGTGGTCCTCGCGGAAGTCATAACCCGTCCGCCGCCAGTGGCTGTGCCATATCGCTGCAATCGCGTTGTTGCTGGTTGCGATCACGTTGTCGATGTTGGCTATCAGCTTATGGTTCTGGTCGATCATCACCCGGCGCGCTTCATAGTCCACCTTCTCGGCGGCCTTCTGAATGTGCGCCGCCGTCTCCCGCATCGTTCCCTGAATGCCGGTCAGCGCAATGCTGTCTGCTGAGGGGATGCTGCTGGCCCAGCCGCTAAACCGCGACAACGTAGTGTCGATGGCTTTTTTGCGGTTGAGCTGGATTAGGTCGGCACTGGCGAGGATCCGCCTGTCGAGCTCCGTCCTCAGCTTCGGCTCAAGGTAGTTGAGCGTAAACCGGGATATGCCCTGATGGCGCTTCAGCGCTCCAGCACGACCCACCTGCAGGTCGTATGCTTTCGTCAGGTTGCGGGTGACCATCGCCATGTAGTCATCGGCTGTTTCGCTTTCGGCGGCCTGGCGGATAATCGCCTGCCAGCGTTCCAGCTCTTCCCGGGACGAGTAGCCGTTGCGGAGAAAGAACTTCACCGCATCTCTCACTGTTCGGGTGAAAGTGTTCATAGCATCATCCCGCCGCCCGGCTCTTCAGCTTTTGGCGGCTCCGGCGGTGGGTTATCTTTCAGCATGTCGTAATCGAGATTAAGCCGCTGAGGGAATAGGTTCTCGTTGGCGTTGGCGTTTTCACACGCCCACTCGATTAGCGTCGCGCGGTTTTCCGGGTCAGCCGTAAGTTGCGGCAGCACCACTTCCAGCATGCTGACGATCGCTTTAAAGCGCGTATCGTCGACCTTCACCTTCTCGCTTTCCGGCTCTTTCAGGGAGGACGGCCAGCGATATTCGAAGTTGTTTATCCAGCTCGCGAAATACAGGCTGTAGGTGTTTTTCAGTTCCGGGAGGTCAGCACGCAGCGACTGGAAGAATTCAATGCTCCAGGCGCGGTACTGGCACACGCGGATGAAGAACGCGTAAAGCGGGTCCAGCCACTCTCGGATGTTGTCGATGTACACCGCCACGGCGCGGGCATCTTCCGTGCCTTCACCGAATCCCTGGGCGAACGTCTCAGAGTTGAGGATGATCGCTGGCATGTCGGCGGCGGCGGCTATGTTCTCCAGAATATGCTTACGCGCAGAGTCAAGAGGCTTTTCAAGGTTGCTCAGGTCTATCGACTCAATACCATCCTGCGGTCCAATCTGCAGGACCTCGCCAGTTTTACCTCGCTTCAGCAGCATGCGCTTGAATCCACCCAGCGCCTGCATAACTTTGTTAACAACCGCGCCAGCGCCTGCAATTTTGGTAATTAGCAGTCCGCCTTTAACCGCTACCATGTCATCAGTGCGCATGGTCTGGATGAAGGACTTCAGCGGGTAGAGAGCGCGCTGGTACACGCTGCGACCGGTGAACCCGAACGCTGCAGGGTTGTAAGCGAGATAAATTGGATCTTCGTTCTGCGCGACAATGCAGCGAGATTTGTGATACGGCTTGCCCGCCACCCGGATGCCGTCGACTTTCTGGAAGTCCTGGGCGTTCGGGTCCTGATTCAGCACGATGCTGCCCGCGGTGTTCAGCGGGTCTAGGATGTTGAAGCTGACGTTGTGCTTGTACAGCGTGCGGTAGTCCAGCGATTCGTTCGGCTCCTGGTTATCCACCAGCATGGCGATCGCTGATACGCCGTAAATTCGTGCGATGCGCGCGGCGTTGGCGATGTGCTGGTTAGCGCCCATCGCTTTCCATTCGCGTTCGAACGCGTCACGCAGGCGCTGCTCAAGGCCATAGGACTGGGCAACATGTACGGTGCGCGGCTCGTTCATCGCCATTTTAATCGGGCGATCTACCATCTTGCCGCCCAGCGGGTGGTAGAGGTAAACCGTTTTGCAGGTCTGATAGCCAGCCGTTGACCCGGGCTGGATGTCGTCGCTGTCCAGCAATGCCATCAACTCTGAGTGAGAGCAGCTGCCGATTTCGAAATCGTCTTCGTTCATTGGTTCTCTCGTCAGATTGCGTCGCCGCTGCCGAAGGCGATGATCAGCCCGTAGGTGTAATCATCGAGCAGATCATCGGCGCGCTTATGCGCTTTCTTGTCGGCAAGGTGGAATCGGGAAACCTGCTTGTGCAGATGGTTTGCTGTCTCGCCCTTGAAGACGGCTGTCTTCTCGTAGGCGTATCGGGATATTTTCGCCAGGCCGCGGTAGTGGTAACCGGAGGCCATAATGGCGCGTTCGTCCTTTCCTTTGCTGGTCAGGGCGGACTCTATTTTGTTGACCGGCCATCCCAGGCTTTCGCCTTTCTGCAGGAGGATGCTACCCATGCTGGCGTCTTCGATGAACACGCCCAGGCTGCCGTTGATGGCAACGCACTGGCCGGAAAGCTCGTTGAGGCGGTCGAATACCGACGGCATCCACGTTTCCAGCAGCGCGCCGTCAATCTGCACCACATCCCAGTCGAGAATGGTTAGGCGCTGAATGCCGGGCCGGGTGTCGACGGCGTAATACACCACCGCCGTACCGTCATGTTCTGAACCACCTTTGACGGCGGTGTCCATGACAGCGAAGACGGCCTGACACATTTCAGGGTAATCGACAGGCTGATCCTGATTCTCACCCTCGAACCATTTACGGACGTCGAACAGCGAAGCGGCGGACCAGTCGACAAACTCAGCCAGAAACTCCTGGCGGAACACTCGCGGGTCGTTGTTGGCCTTCTCCTTCTCCAGTTCTTCCGGCGGAACGAACGGGTTGGAAGATGTCGGCGCGTGGTGCTCAATAAAGCCGAGGTTCTTGTCGTGGCAGATAGCGTAGAAGAAGTTTTCTTCATCTACGCCGTCCGGCGTTGAAAACACGTAGGCCCGGCCTTTCGTCGTCAGCAGCGTTGGCTTAATCGACTTCGGCCAGATCTCCCTCAGCATCTCCGGCGACTTGGTAAACGCCGCCTCGTCTATCAGGATGATTTCGTACTCACGTCCACGACCAGCCAGTTTGTTGTCGTTGGTGACCCAGAAGTCGATCTTCCCGCCGTTCTTCAGAAGCAGGCGCTTCTCCTGGCGGCTGAAGCTTTTCTTCAGCGGCAGCAGGATTTCTTCGAGCTTGTCGTAAATCTCCTGATACTGGCGATACTCCGCAGTGAAGATACCGACTCGGCCGCCGAGCTCAATGTCCATGCCCGGGCGCTTAAACGGCGCTGTAGCGTAGGTCACCGCGGCGCTGGACAGCATGAAAGTCTTACCCCAGCGGCGACCACACCGGACCGCGTGCAGTTGACCTTCCCAGGAATCTGACCAGACCTTTAACTGCCCGTCATGCAGCGTCGGGAGGTAAATGTCGGCCATATCATCTTCCAGGTATCGGTAGGGTGTTGTGTACGACGATCGCGTTGTCCTTGTCGCCATCTCTCAGCGCACTAATTTCGTGACGTAGCTTCTCGTTCTGCAACTCGAGACGCTCTACATCGAGCAGCGTTTGACGCTCATTTATATTCCGCAAGAGGATAAGTCGGGCTAATTCTTTTCGGGCGCTGTCTTTATCGGCAGTCAGGATCTCAATCCCGAACTTGCCAAGCTTCACACCCTGTAGCAAATAGCGTGCGTCGCCTTCCAGATCCCGTGTATCGGCAAAGAATGGCTCACCCACTCCTTCGCCGTTGCAGCGCGGGCATTCTGGGTTGGGGTCGCCGTTATCGACAAATCCAATCCCCCCCGACGTATCTGGTGGATGCGCGCCATCAGCTTCAGCTTTGCGCTCAGCGGCAAGTTGCTCGGCAATATCCCGCCACTGATATTTGTGTTCGACTCCCCAGCAGTACCTGCAGTTAACACGTCGATACTGAGAAATCTCGTTAGGGTCTGCGTTGATGATTGCCGTCAACTGCCCGATCACATCATCAAGCTCTGCTGCGTATCGCCTCTGCCGCTCATTGCGCAGGTGATGCACATAGCGTGAAACCTTAGGGTTTCTGAGGAGCTGACTGGCTGTCACGTAGGCGGCATTACCCGTCCCTGTATAACCGGCCAGGCGATATGCTTCTACTCTCGTCTTCCCTTCGACGACATGCTGGGCAAATATCATCTGCTGGTCTGAAAGGCCGAAATCTTCTGGTGCTGACAATGGAGCGGGCGAGCGTTCTGGCGCAGTTTTTTTTTGCACCTCTGGCTCTGGTTTTGCGCTCTCTTTCGCATGATTTCCCTTCTGCGAATTCGCATTTTTTTTCGCAGCTTCTTTCTGCGATTTCGCACCATACGACGTTACTTTGATGTAGCGTTTCGCAGAGGCGTAATTCAGTCCCTGAGCCTGGCACCAGTCTTTGGGGGAAATACCTGTTTTGGCATGCTCGGCGAGGAACTGGTCTTGCAGTGCTCCCCAGTCCGGTTTTGCCATAATACTTACCTCACGTTGACATTATCGAAGCCCCTCATTGAAGGGCTCCTGTAATGCCTGTTCAGTCTTTCAGGAACTCTTTGGTGTTGAAGGCAATTTCCCCGACGAGGAGCTCTGCACCTGTGCAATCAACAATGACCGATGCGTGAGGGTTGGCGTTTTCGTTCAGCCATTGGATCAGCGGCTTTGATGCGGCTTTGAAAGTGTCGTAGTTGTAGCGCCCTTTTACTGCGACAGAATCAGCTTTCGCTTCTTCTTCGTCTTCATAAACCGGCGTGCACACAATGCTGTCGACGACATCGGCGCGGAAAGTTGTTAACTCAGCGTCATATGGGGCTGTAAGTAACGTGATAAACCCGTCTCGATGAGGGAGAGTAACCTTGTCGTTCGAATAACCTTCCGCGATCAGCCTTTTCAAGACTCCGCCACCACCTGAAGCCCCATTTGAAGCTATCGACATCAACGGTGATTGCTGACTGTGCTGATAGAGCTTTACCCACCAATGCTTAATGATTTTCATGTGATTACCTTTTAGATGTGAGCCTGTCGCATGGCAGAGCCGCCAAGAGCGAACGGCTTGCCCAGGCTCACGACTGAAAGTCTCTCTTCGAAATGCGCATGCGAAGCGCAATAAAAAACCCCGCTATTGCGAGGCTCGTTTCTTCTCTGCTTCCCGGATGTCGGCTTTGTCGCGGTTACACTGCCCGAGAGCAGAAAGCAGGCTAACATTCAGATCCAGGCTTTGACCCCATGACATCGGGTCAGGGATAGCGGGATAAGGCGTTTCAGCTGTCAGGTTTGCCGGGAGCGGCACCACCGGCACCCTGACGTAAACCGTCCGCGTATTGTTGCAGCCGCTTAACTGCGCCATCAGGAACAGGACGGCGAGCACAGTCATCGTTCGCAACAGCAACCTTGATATCTGCCGAGGCTCCCGATGCGTCCAGTGCGATCTGCTCTTTTGCATGCTGATTGGCCTCGGAGGTGGTGTTGAAGATGGTCATGGTGGTCAGGACGTTAGAGGTCACGGTTTCAGCGGCGTTAATCTGCTGCTCTGCGGTTTCAGCTCGCGTCCGCTGCTTACTGGCGGCATTGTGGTAATGCATTGCCAGCCAGCCAAGGCAGACAATCAGGCACGCCACAACCGCGATGATGATGGCGGTAAGACGGCTCACTGATCTATCCCCCAGCACACCAGCGCACTTTCCTGATCACGACGCTCAACCTGACCGTAACAGCCATTCTTCTGGCCTTTGGTCAGGCGACAATCCCGTCCGCCGTCTTTAATCCACCAGCGGATAGCCTCACAGGCCCCTTTACGGTCACCGGCGTTGATTCGCTGATAGAACGTCGACGGGTAGCACTTTCCGGGGCCGATGTTGTAGGGACAGAACGATGCGATGCCAACTTTCTGCGGCTCTGTAAGAGACACTTTGATATTCCGGTCGACCCAGGCAAGTGCTTTGTCACGCTCAATAGCGTTCACTTTTTTGCATTGCGCTTCGGTGGCGGTCATGCCCTTCACGACACGCTTGCCGTCAATAACTGTCACGCCATGGCATAGCGACCAGACTCCACCAGGATCCATGACGGCCACGAGAGCATTGCCTTCCTTCTCACTAATGAACTGGTCAAACAGCACTGGCGCTGATGCTCCAGCGGCGATCAGGGATAGCATGGCGGCGCTGAGTTTTGCTCTTGTCGATGCCATGTTAATTATCCTGTGGTGGAGCGGTAATGTAGCCCTTCTTGAGGGCTTTCTCGTATGCCTTGGTCTGGCGTCTTTTGAAGTAGAGGTTGGTAAGGTAAGTGGCTATACCGATAAGAAAACCGCCAATCACTGCAACCTTGTTCCAGTCGAGGTCGTGCAACCATTGCAAAATGCCGCCTCCACAAATAAGACTGCCAGACACGCAATACGAGACTGCGGATGCGATTTTGTCAGGCATATATCGGATCATCTCTTTCTCCTCGCGTATTGGCGGGAGCTGTGTGTAATGGGTCAGGCCCTCGGGACGATTTAACAAGAAGGCATGTCGAGGATGGTTCCCGGAGCCTGAAATAAAAAAGCCCGCGACAGGCGAGCAATATGGGGGTAAGGCAATGTCGGCTCGCTGGCCGAAGGGTCCCAGGTAGTGGGTTCTGTGTGCGGCGTACCGCAAATAAAAAAGCCCCGCACGATGGCGAGGCTCTTAATTCTTTGTCGACCTACGAAGCTATGGCGACGATATCAGATTTACATGAAATATATGCGTTTCAATCCAGTTTTGCAAGACTTGAGTCTAAATTTGTCGCCTTTTGTTGTGAACGTGATCGCGTAACTTGCAGTAACGCCCCACTATCCAGGCGCAGGAAGATACGCCTCATCTCCACCCAGCGGTCCGTAAACGTCTCTGACCAGTTCTTTGGTGTTACGCCAACCAGCGACGCCAGCGCCTGGTATTCGTACGTCTCCCGCCCAGCCAGCTCCGCTTTGACGTCCTGCGCCGCCAGCCATATCAGCTTCTTCAGCCGCTCCAGCGTCTTGCCGGCCACCTTCTTCGTCCCGAGCTGCTCCCGGAACTCAGACCATGCCCACTGAGTGATCGCCACCTGGTACTCGAATCGGATGTTCTCGCTGTAGTTCCACAGCAGCCACGCTTTCTGATGGTCTTCCAGCGACAGCACAGCACGGCGCCAAGAGGCAGTCACGAACTCAACCGGCCCCACCAGCGCGATAGATGAACCCTTAGCGCGTGACTGGCTGCCGCTCATCGGCGGGCCGTCCGGGTTGACCATGCGCTGCTTATCCTTGTCGAATACCTTTTTCCTTCCCCGGCTGCGCGCCGTAGCGGTGAATTGCGCGTTCTCGGCGAAAGCTACCAGCTGCCCTTTCGTCGCCCCGCTCAGATCTGCGGTCGCCACAATGAGCTGCTGACGTACGTATTCCAGTTGCTGACTGTTCATTGTGCGGCTCCTGCAGGATGATAGATACGAACGAAGTTACGGAGAATGCGGTAATCCACCAGCACGGAGCCCGGGCGGCGGTAAATCCGGAGGCGCTGCCAGCGCGCTCGGAGTATCTCGATCGTTTCTGGCTTCATGCTGCCTCCTGCTGTTTAATTGCTTTGAGCTTGGCGCGGTACTCATCGCGGATCCGGATGAAGTCTTCCCGGCGGTAGTTGGTCATTTCATGGGGGCCGTTGAGCCAGTCGACGTATTCCTGCCCGTAACGAGCGACCAGGCCAGCTTCGTATTGCTGCGCCACGGTCGCCTCTTTGGCGGTGTACTTTCCGGCACCGGCATTACACGATTTGCACTGCTTATGGGCGTTGCGCTCTTCAAAGCGCAGTTCAGGGTAAGCACCTACTGTCTTGAAATGGCCGCAATCCCACTGGCCACCATGCAGATCAGGCGGATTGGTCTCGCCGCAGCTGATGCATGGCAAATCGGCGTCGCGCGCACGGATAAAGGCGTTGAAAGCTTTCTGAGCCTGAGCCTTGTAGTATCCGTCTGGCCTGAGCTCTGCCAGTCGATCCTTGCGGCGTTTTCGCCCGGCCTTCTCAGCCTCTTTCTGCTCCTTGATGCGCTTCGCCGCGGCTTTCACCTTCTCCTTTTCGCGCTCTTCCATCGCGAGGATTGCGCCGTGCTCCGGGCAGCACCAGCGGATCCGGATGTCGTGGAATTTAGGCACGAAGTATTCACCGCATACTTTGCACTTACGGCGGGATGGTTTACGCATGGTTCCTCCGCGCCGCGAGACGCAGCCATTTCTGATCCACCAGGCGGGCGGTGTAGCCTTTCAAGGTCGGGATGTCGGACGGCTTAACCGCGGGCTTACGCTTGCGGCGCGCCGGAACGCGGAAGATTTCGTTTGAGATGACGCGTTCGAGAGGACTACCCACGGGAAGCCCTCCATTCCTGAGCCCAGGCAATGCGCTTATTGGATGCTTCGGAGAACTTCACGCCGCGGTCGGTGCCAAACCAATAAATCGCCTCGATGACATCGACCATGTAGCGCTTGCTGGATTTGGATGTGCGGACGCCGAAATAAACGCGGCCGCCGTTGATGCCCGGCGCGGATTTTTGCCCCTGGTCCTGGGTCTGGTTCACCAGAACGGTGATGAGATCCTTCCACTCTTCGCGGGTCAGTTTTTCGCCGTGCCAGACCACCTGGTCAGACAGGTCTTTCAGCAGTGGCCACATCAAACGGTTCTGCTTATCGGTGCGCGTTTCTTCCCGGGCCTCGACGACCATCGGCGCGCGAGGGTTAACCGGCAGGGTGCGAATGTACGCGATGAGGTTCTCTTTAACGGTGTCGTTAACGATGCAGTAGTGTTGTTTCATACGCCACCTCCGAGAGGTAACGCAGAATGCAGAAAATCGCAGGTGCCGTTAAGCATCTGTGACAAGGTGAGGTGTTCAGATTGTGGTCGCATTTAAGTCCCCTTAAATGCGAAGAAGTCACCGGAGTTGTTCAGGCTCCGATGACTTAATTATGGATGGATGATTATTGGAAATCAAACGTTGCTTGACGTTTAGTTATGCGTCGAATGGGTTAGGTATCATCCAGTGTATGGCTTCTTCCAGTCCTCGCTGGTAGCAAGTCTTTCGATGGCAAGCAAAATCGGCAGATTTGATTCGTCTGTCTGCTTCATGATTTCCCAGTGAAGCCGTTTTAACTCGTGAACTAGCTGGTCTCTGTTTGTTTCCGCGTCATTGTTGGCAAGCATCAGACAGCACTCACCAACAATGCGGCACGCTTCCCGATACAGGTCTTCTGACAGCTTCTCATACTCTGACATAAGCAACCCCTCCACCATGAAGGGGTTTTATATCACATCATTTTGCATCCTGCTGCTCAGCTCTCCGCGCTTCCGCGTCGTGATATCCCTGCATGTAAGCATCAGCAACGGCTGGGTCAATTCCTGCCTGAATAGCGATTTCGTCGATATACTCAGGCTCTGCGGCTGCCTTTTTCGCGTGCTCACGAATCTGCGCGATTAACTCCTCGGCATTAACCTCAAAGCACTTCAGAGTTTCACAGCCGCCGACCTTGGCTCCGGAGATACGATACCCACCATCGTCATTGCCTACGCAGAGGGAAAGGCCTCCAGCCTGATTGTGAGATATTTCGATATAAACATTTCCTGGCTTCAAATTAGACATTTTTTGACTCCTGCTGCGGAGCTGCCGCTATCATCGCTGCCCAGCACAACTTAGCCCGATGCGCTGCCTGCTGGCACCCACTCATAGCGTCGTACGCTTCCCATTCTCTCTCGTTGCTAAAGCTCTCATTTGGCTCTGACTCGAAGCCATTGACGATCATGTCTTCTGTCGGCTCAACCGGCACCAGTGCCCAACCATCCGGAATCACTGCTGACCTGAAAGGCTTTCTCTCTTTTACCCAGGTAACCAGTGCCTGAATGTACTTCTCACAGGTTGCAGCCAGCATTTCATCTGACTCCGGAGCCGCTATTCCAGCGTTACTTAGAGCCAGTCGCAGGCCATCCGGAATCACCGGAGTGTTGCCAGCCTCTTTGATATGCAAACGTGGTTCACCGTCTTTCGGCTCCGGCCACTGGCGCGCCATATTCACCTTTAGCTTTTCTTCCAACGCCTCGGTGATTTGCTCATCGGTGATACCGGCGCGCCGCTGCGCGTCCCATAGCAGGAACTGCATATCAGCCCATTCGCTGAGGTCGGCAGGATCGGCGGCAGCTTCCAGTGCTTCTTTACTGAGATGTTTAAGCGGCCCTACTGGACCAACATCGCCGAACGTGGCCTGTGACCATTCAGCATGGCGCTGCCGGATGAGATTGCGTAACTGCAGCGATGAGCCTGTTTCTTCCGGCAACTTGTAAGCCGTCGTTACAGGTTCGGCACCCTGAAGCATGGCGGCGCGAATAGTTCTGGCGATGCGTTCACGTAGCTGCCGTGTGCCGTGGTACTCGACAGCGATATCTCGCAGCTCATTTACCAGCTCACGAATCTGATGGTCTTTCATTGATACCGGCGCAGGCGGGGCGGTGTATAACCGAGTGCCATCTTTGAAATTCTCCCAGTCAGCCTGACAATCAGCGGCTATGCACGCCACCCTTGCATCCGGGTGGCATCCGCAATCGTCATATTCGCCCAGGACGACCTCGCCAACAGCCTCCGCTTCGAGCGATGCCAGCGTAATTTCGGCCAGCTTGAGGTGAATCACCGCCGCATCAGAAGCACCAGGGATTTTTTCCACCTCACCGCGCAGAACCTCAATGTTCTTCTTGGCCTGCTTAATTAACTGCTCTTTCGTAAATTCAGCCATATCCCTAATTCCCCTTGATGCTGACTTTGACGCCAACCTTGCGAATCTCATCGGCGCATCTGTTCACGATACTCCGGTGAAACTCACAAAAAATTTTCGCCGACTGCGGACCTAATGGGTGAACATCTTGCACGCTCGGCAGAACAACCTCCCGCGCCTCCAGCTCAGCAATCCGCTTCTCTGCGGCTTCCCATTTCGCGTGCAGCAACGAGTAGTTTTCGCATACTGTCTTAATGACGTGACGCAGATTGTCTTCATCCATATCGTCAATCACCGGTAGCAGCATGTTCGGCGTGAGAATCTCATTCAGGCGCTTGTCTTTGTCTTCTAGCTCATCCAGCAGCGCTTGGACTTTCTGTGCTTGCATTTCGATAACGTTAACGGGACACATTCCCGTGACTACTTGGTATGCGATAGGATTTCCGCGAAGCTTGTGGGCTCGCTTCTCAACTGTCGCATAAAGCTCTTTCTGTGCACGTTTGTCGATGTTGCTCATTGGCCGGACTCCTGCATGGCTGGGTCTGCTGGTAAAGTCATGTGCGGCACTTCAATCAGTTCTGCCCGAGCATCAGCCGTGTTCAGCGCCATTAATGCGACGATCCGCTTCTGCTCAGCATCCATTCGTAACGCTACTGTCTTGCCGTTCAAATTGAAGAACACCGCAACGTTTTTGATTTCTTCGATTTTCATACCCCTACCCTCCCCCAAACCATCAATACTCGCTTCATCGCCGCGCTGTTGCGGCACTCCTGAAATATTCCGTTAGTGCAACTGCGCGCAGTACCACCCTCCTCTTCCGGCGTGGCCAGGCGATAGGTCACCGTTCGCCAGACCTTGCTCACGCGAACAATCTTGCGGGCCCGCTCCAGATCGATAGCGTTCTTCGTGATGCAGTTGATGGTCATGCCGCACTCTGTGGCCACATCCTTCGCGGTGAAGGTCCGGTGCGTTTCGAGATAACGCAGAATTGCCTGTTTGCCTTTCATCTCACACCATCCCGTTCGACTTGTTGCGGTTGTACTTGGCCAGCAGCAGCTGGATCGGCGTCGGCCCTTGCTCGGCAGCTGGTGCGGCAATAGCCCGGCGCACTGGCGGCACAGGCTTACCCTCGGTGACGCGTTTCTCCCACATGTCCAGCAGATCGCCCGCCTCGCGTGCCAGCTCACCATGCGTTAACTGGCGCTCTGTGCTGCGGTGGCGCAGTTCAACGCAGATGTGGTACATGACCGGCTGAGACCAGGGGAATTGCTCACTGGAGGTGAACTCGAACGAACGGTTACGCCAGTCCCAGTATTCGGCGATCACCTGGTCAACGGTGATGCCCAGCGCCCCGATGCTCTGCTTGCACCATGCGACGAACTGGCCCGGAGACGGAAGGAATGGGCGTACCTGGCTGCGAGCCACTCGCATACCGGCATCAACCTGCGCCATGGTGTGGATCCCGTTCTCCTGAAACGCCAGCAGCCACTGACGGCGGAATTCGTTCAGGTCGTCCTGGGTTCGGAAGTTCGCCATGCTGGCCGGGAACGCGGCGCGCAGCTCGTTGAACAGCTTGTTGAATACCTGCGCTACCTGCTCGACCGGTGCACGTTCCTGGTACTGCTCTGGCAGATTATGGGCCATGCGGCTCATCTGCTCGCGGTCGTGGTTACGCATCTGCTCTGCAAGAGATTTCATCGGATCACCCCATAGGCCCAGTCAGTGTTGTTAAAGTCCAGATCCGGCTTTCCGCCTCGCTGATCACCACCAGCACTGCGCTGCATCGTCAGCTTGTCCCACTGCTTGCGCAGGCTTTCCGGGCTCAGGATGTTGGTCTGCCAGAAGTGGTGTTTGCTTGCCCAGTCGTACAGCGCGCAGATGTCCTGGTGCGACCGGTTGTCTATCTGGCGCATCAGGCGAACGGTGTTAGACCAGGAGGTCATGTCCGGGGCTTTGCAGGTTGGGTTAATCAGCTTCACCCTGGTGGAAATCCACTGGGCGGTTTTTAGGTCTTCAGCCGATCCCCACTTCGCACCGGATGGTGTGTAGATCGCAGCTTCAGGATGAGCTGATAAAAATTTCTTCAGACGTGCGTCAGAGGATTCGCCAGAATTCTCGGACGAAGATCTTTTAATGTTTTTATTGTTGTTATTACATTGTTGTTCATGATTCTCGGTGAAACGCTCGGGTAAATGCGCGCCGTTATGCGCGGCATCACCTTCCGAATACGCGCCATTACTGACTTCGCCATGCTCGGCATTAAGCGCGGAGACATGCGCGGTGAAACGCTCGGGTAAATCGTCCATTTTTTGAGCATATTCAGCATAATTTGTGATGGTTATCACAGAGCCTTTTCGCTTCTCTCCGGAGCGAGAAATCATCCCTTCACGCTCGAAAACATCAAGCATCCTGTCTACGGCGTGGCGACTGCATGGCTTCCCTTCCCTGTCGCATAAATTCAGCCCGAGATCGGCTGAGGTGGTGACCAGTTGTCCGGTTTGCAGCGGCCATTGGCGCCCCTTGAAGTTTGCTGTGTATGGCTGGCGGGCGGCAGACAGCAGCAGGTTTTCCCACAGCGTGCGCAGGAAGACGTCCTTCGACCAGGTTTGCTTCAGAACACTCCGGTACAACGGGATGAATCCGGTTTTCTGGTTCTCCATCCGGTTGCTCCTGACGGCAGAATGCGCCGCAAAGTTTGCATAGGCGACGTTCGACATGGCTATGACTCCCGTGCCTGGTGTTTTGGATTACTCTTTGTCATAATGACCTCGTAATTACTGCCGTAATTGCACCTGAAAGCCGTTGGTGTTAGCGCACCGCGGCTTTCGCCCTTTCTGCGTTCATGCTTCAAAATCTCCCTTCACTCCATCCCTGTTAGAAATCAGGATGGCCAGCAGCAGCGACATGTTCGGGACCAGGTTCTCCCGCCAACGGCTGACTGTGGATTTGTTGATGCCAGCTACTTCGGCTATCCGGGCGGTACCCAGATCAGCGATTTGACGCTGCACCCAACTCTCAATTCGTCGTGCCTCCGCTTTGTTGCGTGTCGTTAAGGTTTCCATTTGCGATACTTCCTCTGAATTAATTGGTTGTTGCCGCCGGTCAGGCGGCAAAGATTCCTGGGTACAGAACTTCACGGGGAAGCCCGGTAACTTCTTCGTACTTGCGCATTTTTTTAACTGGAAGGGTGCCACCTCGCTTTTTGAGCATGTTGATGGCCTGAGGCGTAACGCCTACCTTCTCAGCCAGCACCTTTTGAGACCCACCGACTGCGTTGATGGCTTTCTCAAGCGGCGTGCTGGGCTGTGATTTTTTGTTGATCATGATTTGCTCCGCTCATGTGTAATCAACACCATGTTAATTCATGATGTGGATTTAATCAACATAATGGTGATGGAAAAAATCCACATGTTGTTTACCATGCAGGGAGCGGAGGGTTTTATGACTACCATTTCTGAAAGAATTAAATTTTTACTGACCAAAGAGGGGTTGAAGCAGCGCGATCTGGCTGACTCGCTATCAACAAGCCCGCAGACCGTACACAACTGGATTAAAAGAGATTCATTAAGTCGTGAGGCTGCTCAACAAATCTCTGAAAAGTTTGGATATTCTCTTGATTGGTTGTTAAGCGGAACTGGTTCACCAAAAAAGGACCGGGAAAGCAGCATTCCTCTCGAGTCTGAATGGGGTGTTGTAGACTCGTGGGACAAAAACACACCGATTTCTGCTGACGAGGTTGAAGTGCCGTTTCTCAAGGATATTGAATTTGCGTGTGGTGATGGTCGCGTTCAGTGTGAGGATCACAATGGCTTTAAGCTGAGATTTTCCAAAGCAACCCTCAGACGGGTTGGTGCAAATAGCGATGGTTCTGGCGTGCTTTGCTTCCCTGCGTCTGGGGATAGTATGGAGCCCGTTATACCAGATGGGGCCACTGTTGCAGTGGACACAGGCAATAAACGCATTATTGATGGTGAGCTGTATGCCATCAACCAGGGCGAGTTAAAACGAATTAAACAACTATACCGCAAACCTGGTGGAAAATTATTAATTCGCAGTATTAATCGTGACTATGATGATGAAGAGGCCGAAGAATCGGAGGTGGAGATTATAGGTTTTGTTTTCTGGTATTCAGTTCTAAGATACCGTAGATGAATATCGCGAAAAGGAATTGATATGAGGACCATAAAAACAATTTTACTCGTCAGTCTTTTGCTTAGTGGCTGCGCAACAGAATTAGACAATAAAATCAGAAGCGTTGACCAAGCGCCTACAATGCAAAATAAACGAGACTACCTCTTAAGCTATTCAGAGCAAAAGGGCTATTCAGCGACTGCTGCAAGAGCAAAATTTCTCAAACATGGCTCTGAAGATGAAGCGTTCTTGTCGCATCTGGTTGAAAGTTGCAAAGCCAGCGATCGCAGAAGCTGCGTCCAAAAGTTCTACGAGAAAGCTGCCAATGATGCTGAGCAGCAAACAAGAAGCAAGTGCTTTTCAGATGAAGTTTGTAAGAAGAATTTAGTAATCGAAGAGAGCACGACTGAGCTCAACGATAAATATTACCAGGTTGTTTACTATAACCACTATCAATCTGGTGATGCTGATCGTCTTGCAAGAATGGTATGCAGCGCGATATCAAATAACCAAAAGTCAGGAATGCCATTTGACCAGGCTGAATCCGTAGTAAGAGGAATAAGCGGAGTAGACCCAGTAAGCAGAGAAATGCTTGTTGGTGTAGGTAATGCATGCTGGAACCTCAGTTATTATGGATTCAAGGATCCATTATCAGCGTTGCGACCATTACGCTAATAAAGCCGGCCATTGCGCCGGTTTTTTTACTTTTTGATTGCGGCACTCCCACTTCTTACTATCTCAGCCGCATCCCGGTTAACCCCCTTACCTATGACGTTTCCCGTCTCTCTCCGGTACTGCTCAAGTTTGTCTATGATCGCCTCTTGGGTCACAGGTAAGTCAGCAAACGACAGCTCCATCACCGCCCTGCCGACTGCATGAGCCATCATATTCACGCGCTCTTCATCCAGTTCCATACCCTTCTCCCGCATATAGCCTGATTTTTTCAGCATAACACCTGAAGCACAAAAAAAATAAATCAACATTAAAATCAACAATAAAGCATAAAATCAACAAAATAAATCAACACAGTGTTGACCATTAAATCCACATGATGTTTAATTACCCCATCGAAACGAAACATCGACAGCTGAGCGAATTTAGCCAGCGGCGGACAGCAAGTCGCCTGCTTTTTAACAACATGCAAAGTCGGAACAGCACTCAGTAATCCTGTTTAGACCCCAACGCACAAAATGCGGCGTATCACCGGCGGCGAACCGGTCGGTGAGAAGGCTACCCCCTCGCGAGAGCGATAAAGGCGTGGGAACGGGCAACACTGGCGGGATGAGAGGTGCGAAGCGCAAAGATTTACCAGCATCTCTTTACGAGGGGCTGATGGTAAATAACCAGAGGGGTGTGTATGTCAGATAAAAAAACGGCGCCACTACTGCTTAACGTAGACGCCAGCGAGGTGCTTACTCAGACCGGGGAGCTTTTAAAGCTATTAGAACTTCCAGCCAGTTCCTTTCAGGGAATTCCTGAGCATGTCGTCGATCTGTTTTTTGACCGTGTCCGTGGCCTGATTGACAACATCGTCCTTAGTGATTTCGCGACCACAGTCAGCACAACTGACGCCGGTGAAATTTGTCTCAAAGTCAAAATCATCGGGCTGGTTGAACATCTCACTTCCGCAGTCAGGGCACACGGTCCGCATGGTTTGCATGAATATATCCTTTCTACTGTTGGGGAGATTAAAGAGTAAGCGATTTCTTGCTGTTGGGGAATAGCGGGAAAGCGCGCGCCGGGCGCGGATAAATATCCCGGCACAATTTCAATCGATGGCTGCCAATTGGCGGACTTTTTTACGCCCGTCAGCGGGTAATGAGGTTCATATGGAAGGTCATCAGTTCAGGTGTACAGGTAGCTGGAATGGGGAAACCTTCGATCGGGTGATCGAGGCTGAAGATGAAGGAGATGCCCGTGACCACTGGATGTATTGGGCATGGGCAGCAGGAGCAACCCTGCAAAATTTGGAAGTAACCGAAGCCGCCTAACCAGCGGTTTTTTCATACCTGGAGCCATTTACGAGTGGCTCAAGTTATGACAATCGGCGGCCATCCACCGCCCATAAGCGAAGAAGTCTTGTATTAACTGTTCCGTTCGCCGCGATAAGGCCAAGAGGATTTATGAAAGTCACCCACAACGGCAAGCAGTACACCGCCAAAAAGCTCAACGATAACGAGTGGCAACTGACGTCGCTATCGGCACCGCGGGAAAAACTGGTGCTGAACCGCTGGCAGATGCATATCGCTGGCCTCCTGAAACAGGTTGAGGTGAAGGCATGATCAATCATCACCTGCTGCGCGCCGCGCAGAGTAAAGCAGCCATTGCCCTGTTTATCGGTGATGGCGCCATGTGGATGGCAGCCTACGACGAAATGAAGGTTGCCATCGGTTATCCGTGGCATAGAAAAACAGCTTAATCCCCCTATTCAACCGATCGGCCTGGCATTACGCGGGCGGCATCTGCACATCCAAATTTCAGGAGAAACCATGAGCGAAGTAACGGACTTAACTGTCATCGAAATCAAGCCGGAGCAGGCGCCGGTGCTTTACGTAGCGGGCGGCCTTGATGCTTATCTCGAACAGATCCGCCAGGCAGTAAACGAAGTGCCGGACCTGTCCACGAAGAAAGGACGTGATCGTGTCGCCTCTCTGGCGGCGCAGGTGTCCCGCAGCAAGACGGCAATCGAAAAGCCGGGCCGTGAGTACCTGAAGCGCCTGAAAGAAGCTGTGCGTCCGGCTGAGGCCGAAATTAAGCGATTCGTTGACGCCTGCGACGAGCTGCGCGATGCGACCCGCCGCCCACTCACCGAATGGGAAGCCGAGCAGGAACGCATTAAGGCTGAAGAAGCCATGAACGCGATGCACTCCGAAGCGCTGGAGATGAACGAAGAGTTTGACCGCCAGCGCGCCGCGCAAATCGAAGCGGACCACGAAATGGCTCTGCTGATGAATGACAAGTTTGACCGTGACCGCGAAGAGCAGCGCCGTCAGGCGGAACAGGCTCAGCGTGAACGTGACGAGCGGCTGAAGCAGGAAGCGGCAGAACAAGCACGCCGCAATGCCGAAGCGAAGCACAAAGCGGAGATTGAAGCCGCAGCACGCCGTGAAGCCGAAGAGAAAGCGCGCGCAGAACTGGCCGAACGCCAGCGCGTCGAAGCGGAACAGCGTGCAGCTCGCGAGAAGCAGGAAGCAGAAGCCCGGGCGGAGCGCGAAAAGGCTGCAGCGGTTGAGGCTGAGCGCCTTAAGGCAAGGCAGGCAGAAGAGAAGCGCCTGGCTGAAGAAAAGAGAGTTGCCGATGAGGCAGCAGCGCGTGCGGCTAACATCGCTCATCAGAAGCGCATTAACAACGAAGCCAAGGATGATTTTGTTAAAGGCGGAATTCCAGAAGAGTTTGCTCGAAAAGCCGTTGAGCTGCTGGCTAAACGGAAAGTCAGAAACAGCTCAATCAATTATTGAGGCAACCATGAACGCATACCTCACTTACGACCGCATCGAAGATCGGCGCTGGGCTGAACAGCAGCTCACCGATGAGAAAGAGAAGTGGATCGACGACCGGGCGCAACAAATTATCGACATAATGCCAAAAGAGCCTTCCGGCCTCTTCCACTTCACGATCCCGATTGACTCCAGCCCATACGAAGGACTTCGCAGCGATAAAGCTGGCGAAGCCTACAACGATTTCATTTCGGCAGTTGCTTACGCCCAAGCGGAATACGACTGGGAACACCGTACCGGCTGCCCGTTTTAATTTTTGAGGGGATTAACGATGGCAAACGAATTAACAATCACAGCGACGTCGCTTCAGGAGATAGGTGTCGACGTCTCCACCTGGAGTGCGCTGAAGAACAGCATCTACCCTGGCGCCAAAGACGAATCGGTAATGATGGCTCTTGATTACTGCCGCGCCCGCCAGCTTGATCCGTTGCTCAAACCTGTTCACCTCGTTCCGATGTACGTCAAAGACTCGAAAACAGGTAAAGGCGACTGGCGCGACGTGGTCATGCCGGGAATCGGGCTTTACCGTATTCAGGCAGACCGCTCCGGAGATTATGCCGGGGCTCGGGAGCCGGAGTTCGGTCCAGACGTTACTCAGACGCTTACTGGTGTCGAAGTGACTTTCCCTCAGTGGTGCAAATACACCGTCTACAAGCGCATGCCCAGCGGCGAGATCGTCGAGTTCAGCGCCAAAGAATACTGGATTGAAAACTACGCCACCGGCGGCCGCGACACCACGGCGCCGAACGCGATGTGGAAAAAGCGCCCATACGGCCAGCTGGCGAAATGCGCAGAAGCCCAGGCGTTGCGTAAGGCATGGCCTGAGATTGGACAGCAGCCTACCGCCGAAGAAATGGAAGGCAAATCACTGGACGTTGATATCCGTGACGTCACGCCGCGCAGCACCACGGAAGCACTTCCACCAGCAGCAAGCGAAGAAACGCTTCAGGCTATAACCGATCTCTTAACATCGCTGAATAAAGACTGGGAGCAAGACTTCCTCCCTCTTTGCAGCGACATCTTCAAACGGCCAATTCTTGAGGCGTCAGACCTCACTGAAGAAGAGGCACAGAAAGGGTTCAACTTCCTTCAGAAAAAAGCTAAGGCGGCAGCATGACACCCGAAATTATCCTTTCCCGGACCGGCATTGATGTGTCCACAGTAGAGCAAGGTGATGAAGCATGGGCCAAATTAAGGCTCGGCGTTATTACTGCCTCTGAAGTGCACAACGTCATTTCAAAGCCGCGCTCTGGCACCAAATGGACGGGAATGAAGATGTCCTACTTCCACACTTTGCTCGCCGAGGTATGCACCGGCGTCGCGCCAGAGGTTAACGCCAAGGCGCTGGCATGGGGAAAGCAGTACGAGGAAGACGCCCGCACCCTCTTTGAGTTCACCACCGACGTGAAAGTCACGGAGTCTCCGATCCTGTTCCGTGACGAGAGCATGCGCACCGCGTGCTCCCCTGACGGCCTTTGCAGTAACGATTTCGGCCTCGAATTGAAATGCCCGTTCACCTCCCGCGATTTCATGAAATTCCGCCTCGGCGGTTTCGAAGCCATTAAGTCCGAGTACATGGCTCAGGTGCAGTACAGCATGTGGGTAACAGGGAAAGATGCCTGGTTCTTTGCCAACTACGACCCGCGCATGAAACGCGAAGGTATTCACCACGTCGTCGTTGAGCGGGATCCGCAGTACATGTCCGATTTCAACGAAATGGTGCCGGAGTTCATCGAGAAGATGGACGAGGCGCTGGCGGAGATCGGCTTCACGTTCGGGGAACAGTGGAAATGAAACGCACACCCTTTTACCGCAGGCCGGGGCGCACCGGGCAATTCTCCGGCCTTCGTGAGCGCGTTATCTGGATGATTCAGACGCGTGGCCGCCCGGTAACCGGCAGCGAAATCGCCGAGAAGTTTGGCGTGACGCTCATCGAGTTTAACCGGGTAGCCAACGGCATTACCCGCGGCTCCGGACAGATAGCGCAGATCGTTGAGTCTGATAAATGGCTAAACGAGGACGGCATCTGTGACCGGACATTCGACCTGGTCACGAAGCCAAAGGTCGTAACACCGCAGGGTAAATCGCGGCTGTTCACCCGGCGCGCCATTGAGCAATCGCAGGAAGGCAGACGGCAGGAGTGCATTGCTCGCGCCGCCCGCCGTCGCCGCCTGATTGCTCGGGGTCTCTACATCGACGAAATGGAGTCCATCCTATGACTCACGCTCACGACGACATCAGGGTTGGCACACTGTGCCTTCCCTTCTTTGGTAACGGCTGGCTAATACCATGGGGTGAAGTGGTCAGCAATCCATTAAAGGCGCAGCGGCTCGCTGAGGAATATCGGGAAAGGCAGGAGGCGGCATGACAGCGAAATACTCACTTCTGTATGTCGATCCGCCCTGGTCTTACGGCAACACAATCAGCAACGGGGCTGCTGCCGATCACTATTCCACCATGAAGCTAATCGACATCAAGCGCCTCCCGGTGTGGGAACTTGCCGCCGAAAACTCGGTGCTGGCGATGTGGTACACCGGCACGCATAACCAGGAGGCTATCGAACTGGCCGAGGCCTGGGGCTTTACCGTTCGCACGATGAAGGGCTTTACCTGGGTGAAGTTGAATCAGAACGCCGAGCTGCGCATCAACAAGGCGCTGGCCGAAGGTGAAGTCACCGACTTTTACGACTTCCTCGATCTGCTTAACGCCGAGACGCGCATGAACGGCGGCAACCACACCCGGGCCAACACTGAGGACTTGCTGATTGCAACCCGCGGCGCCGGGCTGGAACGTAAGCACGCCGGGATTAAGCAGGTGGTCTACAGCCCGCTCGGTGCGCACAGCGAAAAGCCGTGGGAAGTGCGCCACCGGCTGGAACTGCTTTATGGTGATGTGCCACGCATTGAACTGTTTAGCCGCAGTGCGGCGCCAGGCTGGCATCACTGGGGAAATCAGTGCGCCACCTCCGCTGTAGAACTGCTGCCAGGCTGCGCCATCGATGTTATGAAAACGGAGGCCGCATGACGCCAGCAAATGAAAACGCCGTCCGCGCCTCCTGCCGCCGCTGCACCGAGGAAATCCAGCAGGCCATGCGCAAGAAGCCAAAGCCTAACTGGAACGAAACGGTGCCTCCCATCATCAACAAGCATCGCAAGAAAATAGAAGCTCTGGGAGTTAGCCTCCTGGAGTTCGTCGTATACACAGGGCGGCTTAATCGCCGCTTCGGAGTTGAATCGTGACCAAATATCCAAGGGTTGGCAGCGTGTCAGCCAAAAGAAAAAACACCTCCGCCAAATGTAAATGCGGTGCAGTGGCGAAGCATAAAACGACCGTGGAAGTGAATATTTTCCGTGGCGATGACGAAGTGGTTTGGTCTTGTAACGAGCACAAGAAGGATTGTGCATTTCTGGTCAGTGGGCAAGGAGGTGCAACTTGACTCTATCGCTTAATAGGCTGAAAGAGTTGCTTTTCTATGACCCTGATACTGGAATATTCACATGGATTTCATCAACAAATAACCGTAGACCGCCAGGAGAAACGGCGGGGTATATAAACAGTCTTGGTTATGTCCAAATTGGCATAGATTGTGGTCACTATAGCGCGCACAGGCTCGCCTGGATGTATGTTCACGGAGAACTTCCTAAGCTAGATATTGATCACATTAACGGGAACCCATCTGATAATCGACTTGAGAACCTTCGACTTGTCACGCATCAGCAGAACATGTGCAACAGAAAGAAAAGGAATGATAACTCTTCAGGTTATCCCGGGGTTTGCTTCCACAAAACCAATAACAAATGGCATGCGAGCATAAGAGTAAAAGGTAAGCGCATCCACCTTGGGTATTTTAAAACAGCAAAAGAGGCATATGACAAATATGTTGAGGCTTCAAAAAAATATCACTCCCAATACACAAGAGCCCAACCCTTATCGGACTCAGAATGAAGCGACCACCACAAGGCCTCTTAAAGAGGCTTTTTTATTGCTGGCGTTCACATTCAACCGAATTAACCGACAGTTTCAGGAGTAGTGATTATGAAAGAGTTTAAGGGTACGCCCGGCGAATGGAATTACAGCCATGCTCGCGGCGAGGTGGTAAGTAAGCCTGAAGGCCTCATAGCAGAGCTTGTCGTTAACGGGTGTGAGGATAATAACGGCAGCCTGATAGCAGCAGCTCCTGATTTGCTCGAAGCTTTGCAATCAATCATTGAGCTGCAGACTCGCGGCTATGTTGTTCTTGGTGACAAATACACAGACATGGCTCGTGCTGCCATCAGCAAGGCTCTTGGGGAGGAGTGATCATGGCTGACATCATCGATACCGCAGCAGAGATTGAAGAGCTTCAGCGTAACGCTGCACTTTCCGCTCACCGACTGAACCGCAACGCCGTATCAGCTGAGCGTTGTGAAGAATGCGACGAACCAATTCCCGAGCCGCGGCGCGCTGCCGGGCCCGGCTGCCAGACGTGCGCAGAGTGCCAGGGCGTTATCGAATTGAGGAATAAGCAGAGGGGGGCTGTAATGCAGCAGGCAATTTTAGACATGTGCTGCGGGTCGCGCATGTTCTGGTTCGACAAGCAGGACGAGCGCGCGGTGTTCAGTGACATCCGAGCAGAGCAGCATGAGCTTTGTGACGGTCGCCAACTGGTAATTAGTCCGGACCTTATTGCTGATTTCCGCGCCCTCCCATTTGGCGATAACACTTTCCCTGTCGTCGTGTTCGATCCGCCGCACCTCGAGCGTGTCGGCGAAAACGCGTGGATGGGGAAAAAGTATGGTCGGCTTAACAAAGAAACATGGCGCGATGATTTGCGTGCCGGCTTCGCAGAAGCATTTCGTGTGTTGTGGCCACACGGCGTGCTCATTTTCAAATGGAACGAAACGCAGATCCCGGTAAGCAATATCCTGTCGCTTACCGATGAGAAGCCGGTCATCTGGCAGCGCACCGGTAAGTCTGACAAAACCCACTGGGTGATTTTCGTCAAAGGTGGTCAACATGTTCCATCTAATTCAACGGGGTCAGATTTACGCTGACCAGCACGGTTGGCCCGTCATCATCCACAGTTGCACATCAAAGATTGTCCGCTACTGGCGACAGGGCCGGATAAACACCGCTTCAATCGACCGTTTTAACAATGATTTCGAGCACCTCGATCACCGTGAGGCGGCACAGATACGCGCCGAACTGGAGACGAGCGAGCACATTAAATCGCTGCGTGCCCGGCGCGCGGCATGAGGAGATAGCGTGAAACCTTTCGAATCGAAGAAATCACAGTTCACCAGAAACCTGATCCGGCGGCGCCACGCTGAATGGTCAGAAAAGACCTTCGGTAATGTCGGTCCTATCGGACCGCTGAAACACCTTTCGAAAGAAGCGCTCGAAGCTGCCGCCGATCCTGCCGACCTCAGCGAATGGGCTGATATGCAGTTCCTGCTATGGGACGCGCAGCGGCGCGCCGGTATCACCGATGAGCAAATCACCGCGGCGCTGGAAGAAAAGTTAAAGGTGAATATGGCGCGCCAATGGCCGGAGCCGAAAGACGGCGAGCCGCGCCTTCACATCAAACCATGACGCAACTGATAGCCAGTTATGAGCTGGCTATTGGGTACGAAAATTTAGTGCGATAGAATACCGTAATCATAAAGGAGGAATTAGATGAAACTGACACAGCAGCAGTGCACCATCCTAACTGGCTACACTGGGGTATTGATCGGGAGCTTTTCTGATTTTCAGCAGGATGCTGAGAAACGCCTGGGCAGAACTTTGCTTACCCACGAAATGGCCTCTGCCGAGGTTATGTCTGAATTGAAAGAACTTTATAAAAAAGATTTCCTCGCTTTAATGCCCGAATAGACCGTTCGCTACATCCCTGTCTCACCTAAATAGAACCCGCCACTGAGCGGGTTTTCTTTTGAGAAACACCATGCATTCAAACCCCATGACCTGGCTCATCGCCGCAATTATGGCGCTGGGCGCTCTCATCTCATTTCTTCACGAACCGGAAGGTGTGCAATGGCTGCTTTTAATGTGGGCGCATTAGTCCAGAAGAAGACCGGCGGGCTGATGGGGATAGTCGAAAGCCTGTTGGAACCGGAAAACGATAAGGCGCTGGTTTATGTCGCATGGGACGGCTGCACTTATCAGATCCATTACGAATACGAACTGCGCGCGTCCACGCCTGACCAACCGCAGTTTTATAAAACGATGTCATAGGAGCGACCATGAGCGAAATTATTCAAATCGTGCCCAGTGACTGGGTGACAGAAGACCTGCTTGTGAAGATGACAGGGCTACGCCCGGGAACGATAGCGCGGGCCCGTAAAAAAAGCTGGCTCTGCGGCAGGGAGTACGTCCACATGTCGCCGGACAGCGTCCCAAAGGAAAACAGCGAGTGCTTGTATAACCACAAAGCGATCGACCAGTGGGTTGAGAGCCTCAAAAAGAAACAGCCGGGTGCGCGCCAATGAAGATCCGTTTATGCTTAGCGGGCTCTTGGACGTCAGGAGGGAATAATGGCTAAGTCAGCATACCCAACAGGCGTGGAGAATCATGGCGGCACGCTCCGCATATGGTTCATCTATAAAGGCAGCCGGGTGCGTGAAAGCCTCGGCGTGCCGGATACACCAAAAAACAGGAAAGTCGCTGGCGAGCTGCGCGCGTCGGTGTGCTTTTCGATAAAGACAGGCAACTTCAACTATGCCGCACAGTTCCCTGACTCGCCGAACCTGAGAAAGTTTGGGGTGGAGAGCAAGGAAATCACAGTGCTGGAGCTGGCGAATAAGTGGCTTGAATTGAAACGCATGGAGATCAGCACCAACGCGATGTCACGTTATACATCTATAACGCGCAATATGGTGCCACGGATCGGCGGTGACAGGCTGGTTTCTGCGGTGACGCAGGAAGACCTGCTGTTTATCAGGAAGGAATTGCTGACCGGTTATCAGACGTTGAAGGCAGGGCATCGTACGCCTGTAAAGGGCAGGACAGTCAGAACGGTCAACAACTACATGAAGACCATGGCTGGCATGTTCAAGTTCGCTGCTGAAAGTGGTTATGTGAAGGTTAGCCCTTTTACCGGGATCGCCCTTCTCAAGCGCTCGCGTTGCGAGCCTGATCCGCTTACCCGCGACGAGTTTGTCAGGCTGATTAACGCTTGCGCCACCCAGCAACTGAAAAACATGTGGTCGCTGGCAGTGTACACCGGCGTGCGCCACGGTGAACTGGTGTCGTTGGCCTGGGAAGATATCGACCTGAAAGCCGGCACGATGATGATCCGCCGCAACCACACGTTAACGAAGGAGTTCACCCTTCCGAAGACTGAGGCCGGAACAAACCGCATCATCAACCTTATTCAGCCAGCTATAGACGTGCTGAAGAACCAGGCCGAACTAACACGCCTGGGTAAGCAGTATCAGTTAGAGGTGAAACTGCGAGAGTTTGGTCGCACAGAAGTGCATCCGTGCACATTTGTGTTTAACCCACAAAAAGGTTTGCGCAATGGCCGTGCAGGGCATCATTACGCGGTGGGGTCGATCAACCAGTCGTGGGAGGCAGCAATGCGACGCGCCGGGATTCGCTATCGCAGAGCATACCAGTCCCGACACACGTATGCATGCTGGTCGTTGGCCGCAGGCGCTAACCCTAACTTCATCGCGAAGCAAATGGGCCACACCGACGCGCAAATGGTTTACCGGGTGTACGGATCCTGGATGGCTGAAAATAACCAGGACCAGGTACTCATCCTCAACCAGAAATTGAGTGAGTTTGCCCCATCCATGCCCCACGCAGTGGGATCGGATGATTATTAA